ACGGAGCTGACCTGAAGGCTGAGCGTGCTGGTGCCCGGCGCAGTGAGCGCTGAGCTGTTTTGAATCGCCATGGCGGTGAGCGGGTGGTTGTGCAATTATAGGGCGTTGGTTCCGCTTTTGCACCTAAGGGGTGGAATCACCCAGCACCGTATGCGCATCCTCAACACTGCGGACAATCCCTGCGCAGCCACCAGCGCCGTTGATGTGCTCCAAGAACTGGGTCTGCTGCGCCGTTGGCCTGCCGGTGGCGGACTTCACCTCGAGGGCCACAAACTGGGCCACGCCAGCAACCTGGCGGTAACCGATCAGATCACTCGATCCGACGCACAACCCAGCGTGCAGCGGCCGACCTTGGCGGATTACCACATCGCCCGGCCTGAGTGCCTGGGCGATGGTGCGCAGGTTTCCAGGCGTCACCTTGGTCGCCTGCCCGGCCCAGCCCGTGCCGACGTTGTTGCGCCACAGCCTGGTGGTGCCAGATCCGCAGGCCAACAGGATGCGCTGCTGGGTGATGTGTTCGCTCATGGGGGCAGTTAACGGAGCGCCGGCCTGTTACAGGTTGTGAACTGGCCAGTAGGATAGGCGGCAGGGCGTAACGGATGCGCTACGATATGAGCACAGGGGACGAGAGCCCCGCCACTTGCAACCAGCCATGACAACCCTGATCGCCCGCGAAACTGAGACCTTTTACACCCTGACCACCGGCAAGGGCAAAGAGATCGGCGTTTCCTTCGGCCTATCCAACATGATCACCATCTACATCAAGCGCAACGGAATGAGCGGCCTAGCCATGGGCCGCAACTTCAGCAGCCTTGGTGAAGCAATCGAGGCTTACAAAGCCGCCGACATCAAAGCCGCTCTTTACGCACTGATGGAGGACTGATCCATGCCTGACCCCACCAACGCTGCCCGCCAACGCCGCTACCGCGAACGCCAAGCTGGCCGGCTGCCGCTACCAGCCAAACCGATCTGCCCATCCTGTGGCATCGTCCACACCGGCGCCCGTGGTCCCCTGTGCTCTAGGTGCTGGGAACGCCTCGACCCAGCAGGGCGGCAGTTCAAGCGCGATCGGGTGGCGAAGGCGAGAGCGCGGAAGCGTGACGGAATGTGAACTGGTCGCCGGGTGGTCGCCGGTGCCGTAACGGATGCGCTACTATTAGTGCATCGGAGGCGAGAGCTTCCACCGCATCCCAGACATGATCACCGCAAACTACGTTCAGATCCAATCCGTCGGCTGCTGCAAAGGCAAGCCCGCTGGCCAGCTCCAAGTTGGCGACGTCACCATCTGGAACTTTGGCTACACCTACACCTTCGCCCGATTCGTCAAGGAGACCAAGGCTCAAGTCATCGTCGAGCTGATCAGTGACGCGGATGGCAAGGTATGGCAGAAACGGATGGGCAAGACCCGGCTAGTTGCAGTCCGATGAGCCCACCCGCCCCGGCTAACCCCGGGGCTTTTCAATGCAAGGCCCAGCCCCCCTAAGCGCCTCAAACGTCATCCCCAGCGCTGCCACTGGCCTGGCCTTACGGATCGCCAGACTGATGCAGGCTTGGGTGACATGCAGCTCCCGGGCCGCGGCGCTACAGCTGGCCCAGATCTGCCCAGTCTCAACGCACTGCACACGCCAGTCACCCATGGGCCGCGGGTGAGCAGCGGCGATGGCATCGGCCAGATCTCGATCCTCGAGCAGCGCGAACAGAGCATCCGAGCTGAACCCGCCCAGCACCCTGGGCATCTGCTTGGCCAGCCGGCGCCAAGACCGGCGGCTGATGTAGCGCGTGCCGCCAGTCGTCTGCGGATCCAAGATCCTGGCGATGGGCTTACGCCTCAGCCACGCCTCCACGCGGGTGCCGGGACAACCCAGCAGCTCGCCCGCTCCGTAGGTGGTGGTCCATTCACCGACCCGGGCCCGGCAGAACTGCCTCGAGCGCCGCATCCGCATCACAATAGCCTTATCCGTTCGCCGCGGCCAGCCTTCGTGGGTGGCCTTGTAGTGCATGGAGCGCAGCAGGGTGGGGAATGGCACATCGCCGGCCAGGCTCTCCAGGTGCTCGAGCTCTGGCCTGCTCCAGCGCGGGGGTGTGCTCAAGAAACCAGGCTCCAGTGACCCTTGGTTTGCCGGGCTGCCATCACATGCCTGGCCCAGCCGATCGGGTTCTTCATGTTGCGGCGCTTGCCAACCTGGATCAGATCTTCAAGCGTGTGAGCGCGGGCCTGTTCACGTTTGCGATCCACCTGCTGCACTTCCTCAAGCTCACCATCCACATGCTGCAGCTCCCGGCGCTCGGCCACGAACTCATGGCCGCAGTCGGGGCACTCACGGGCGGCGCTGGGCATGGCGCTGAAACACTTGGGGCAGATCTTCACCGATGGCGCTGCCTCGCGGTCGCGTTTCGGCGTGCCGTCGAGCGTCCACTCGCGCTCCTCAAGGTGGTGGCCCAGCCTGAGCACGTTCCCGACGTGATCCAAGATCACCGCGGTCTTGCCGGGCTGGGGGCGCAGGCACCGACCGATCATCTGCAGGTGCAGGCTGACGCTCTGGGTTGGCCTGAGCAGGATGCAGCCGGCCACCGATGGCACATCCACACCCTCGCCGATCAGCTGGCAGCTGGTGAGCACCTTCAGGCGGCCGGCGCCAAGGTCCGCCAGCAACCGCTCACGGGTCGGGCCGTCCATCGTGCCGTCGATACTGGCCGCGGCGACTCCGTGATCGTTGAACAATTGCGCCACCGCCTCGGCGTGGGCGATTGAGCAGCAGAACGCAATCGCGGTCTGGCCGTCAAGATACCGCCGGTAGTGCGTCAAGCAGTCGCCCATCGCCTGCCCGGCCTGCAGCATCTGCCCGGCTTGGGTCATGTCGAAGTCGCCCATGCGCCGCTTGAGTCCCACCATTGACGGGCCTGGTGGTGCCAGCACCCGGGCCGATGCCAGGAATCCCTGAGCGGTGAGCTCGGCTGGCGTAGGGCCCAGCACCATCGCCTGATACCACTCATTCAGGCCGCGGCCATCGCTGCGGATCGGCGTGGCGGTGACACCCAGCACCCGAGCGCTGGAGCAGTGGCTGAGCACCTTGGCCCAGGTGCCAGCATTGCTGTGGTGGGCCTCGTCAATCACCAGCAGCTGGAACAGATCGGGGGGAATGTGCCGCAGCCGCCGAGCCAGGGTTTGCGCGCTGGCGACCTGCACCGGCTGGCTCAGGTCCATCGACCGGCCAGCAGCAATCAGGCCATGGCGCACGCCTAGGGCCTCCAGGCTGGCGCTGGCCTGGCGCAGCAGTTCTTGCCGATGCACCAACACGCAGATCCTGCTGCCCTTGGCCGCGGCCTGTTCGGCAATGTGGCTGAAGACCACCGTTTTGCCGCCGCCGGTTGGGAGGACGAACAGGACTGAGCGGTGGCTTTGCCGGTAGGCCTGGCGGATTTCGGCGATGGCTTGGTGCTGATAGGGGCGGAGATTCATGGTGCTGGTTCCGCATCGGCAACCCCCATCGCCTCACGCACCACCAGCCGCTTGATGCAGTCGGTGACGCTCTCGTCACCCCTGAGCTGTGACCGCAGGGCATCAACGACGTGGGCAGGCAGCACGATGGTGAGCTTTCGAATCTCGTGGGAGGGTTGGAGGCCGTTCATGGTGTTTCTTCGTTAGTGTCGGTGATCAGCTCAAGCAATGACCCGCTCTGCTGTTCAGCTGCCTGCAGGAACTTTGCAGCCTGCTTGGCGTATTCAGGCTTCAGCTCGATGCCGATGTACTTGCGGCCCATCTTCACGGCCTGGTATCCGGTGCTGCCGATCCCATTGAACGGATCCAGCACCAGATCGCCAGGGTTGCTGTAGAGGGTCAGGCATCGATCGATTAAATCCAAAGGCATAGGGCAGATGTGCTTCTCATCCTCGTGGCCCTTGAATCTGGAGTTGAGCACGTCCGTGTTTCGAGTCTCCATCCATACCGGCGAGGCCCATTCCTGCCACTGATCCAGCGGGAACTTGGCAGCCTTTGCTAGCTCGGCTAGCAACTGCGGATTGACTCCATCAATCAATCCCGCTCGCATCATGCGCTCGGCGTGATCACGGGCAATCTCTTGCGCATCGCTTTCATATCGCTCTGCCGTCCACTTGGCCACAGCGTGGCGGACGGAATCACCCACCTTCACGCCTGAGGCGTTCTTTCTCATGGTCAAGATGTACTCAGGCATCCCAGGCGCACAGACTCTGGAGTTTTCGCCAATGTTTTTATAAAGCAGGCGCTCTGGATTGGATTTACTACGCTCCAGCACTGGGCAACGCCAAACCGTAGTCCGCGCCCTAAGAATAAATCCGGCAGCTCTGTAGTTGGCTAGGGCGGCATCGCTAAATGGATACAGTCCGCTTTCACCCGTTGCGCTGGAGTTGGCGTAGAAAACAGTGTCCTTTACATGGTCGTTGATCACCGTGCCGGGTTTCATTACCCGATACAGCTCGCGTGCCATGTAGGCGTGATGCTCTAAGAACTCTTCGTGAGAGGCAGCGTTGCCCATGTCGCGCTCTGAATCTGAATAGATGTAGAGCGATGAAAACGGAGAGCTAAACACTGAGGCGTCAATGCAGTCATCTGGCAAGCCAGACAGCAACTCAACGCAATCTGCAAGGTAAATTGCCCATGAGCGACCTTCGTAATCTGGCTTCATGATGCTTGCAGGAATAGGGGAAGGATGACCTTTGGCGCTCTGGTGTAAGCGCGGCGCAACGTTGCGTCTGACTTGCCGGACTGCATGGCCTGTGCCATGGCCCGTTTCATGCGGCCATGATCAATAGCCTTGCGCTGCACGTTTGACCAGATAGGCATTTCGGTGTCGCTGATCACGACATGACACTCAACCGAGCGAGTTTGGCCAAATCTCCATGACCTGCGCACGGCCTGGTAATGCTGCTCATAACTGTGGCTGACGCTGGCAAACACAACCGTGTTGGCGTGCTGCCAGTTCAACCCCAGTCCGGCCAGCTTTGGCTTGGACACGATCACCCGCGAATGGCCAAAGGTGAACGAATCCAGCGCCTCAACCTTGGCTTCAAGGCTCATAGATCCGGTGACTTCAATCGCGTCAGGAATTGCAGCAGCAAGAGCAGATGATTCGCCATTCGTTTCGCACCAGACAATCACCGCGCCTGATGCGTTATTGGCAACCGCGGCAGCCGCAGCCACTCGATCATCCAATGTCAAGCGCTTTTCCTTGTGGATGGTGGTAGCTGAGCCATCGGGAATCCTAAACAACATGCCATCAGGCACATGAGTGCTGATGTCGGCCTGAACGGTGTGCAGGTGATAGTTCAGAGGGGGCAGCACAAAGCCTGCGTCATCACCACCGAGATCAGATGGCAGCGTGGCAGCGCGAGACCACGAAGCAACCCAGCGCCAAAAGTCGGCCCGAGCGTGGCCCTTGAGCCGATACCCTCCCATGGTGGACTGATCCGAGATAAACCAACGAGATAGCATTTCATTTCCAGGCATGACACCCAAAAACTCAGAGTGCTGGCCAATCTCCATGTGATCGTTAGGAGCTGGCGTAGCAGTGGCCGCCAGCCGGTAGGGCGTTGATGCAAATGCCTCGCAAAGCATCGTTTTGGTCGGCCCAGTAAAGCTCTTGAGAATCGAACTCTCATCCAGCACAACGCCTCCGTAGGCGCTGCAATCCAGCTTTGGCAGCCGCTCATAGTTGGCGATGTTCACGCCCGGGCCGGCGTCCGCCTGCTCACGAATCACCCGAGCCTCGACGCCAACAGCTGCGCACTCGCGCTGCATCTGACGGGCGACCGCCAATGGCGTGAGGATCAGTGATGGCTTGCCAGACTGCTGGCAGAACTCAGCGGCTGCGGCAGCCTCAACGCGAGACTTGCCTAACCCGGTGTCTAGAAACGCCGCTGATCGGCCCTTCTCGCAAGCGAACCGCAAAGTCTCCAGCTGATGCGGAAATAATCCTGGCCATTTGTTGTGCAGGGCAAAGCCGCTAGATCCGGCGGCCGTGCCCTTTGATGCAATGAAGGCGCGGTAATCGCGCAAGGTCACGCTCATGGCGGTAGTGGTTCCGATGCAGCTACCTGCACACCCTACCCCTTTGATTCCGCTTTGGCACCCCCTATAGTGAGAAAACACACCACTACCCACCATGCCCGGTTGGCCCACTGCTGAAGGCAAGCGCTGCGTCACGATCGAACTCGCCATCGAGCACGTCTCCCACCTCGACGTTCAGGCCGAGTACGAGGGCTGCTCTCGCGCTGCATACATCCGCCGGCTGATCGTCCGCGACATCGAGCGCCAAGGGCCTGGCCGCGTGGCGACGGCTTGAGCTGATGCCCACGCTCCTAGAACAGCTCCAGGAGCTTCCGCTCTCCTGGGGCCTTGTTGCTGTCGATGGAAGCAAGCGCCCCTACCAGGCCAGCTGGCAGGCCAACCCACTCACCAAGGAGCAGGCCGCAGCCGAGATCACAGCTGGCCGCGCCAAGGCCATTGGAGTGATTGCAGGGCCAGCGTCGGATGGGCTGCTGTTTCTGGATCACGACGGCATCAGCGCCACTGAGCAGCTAGAGAAGCTCGGCATTCCCCCGCGCAGTCTTCCCAAAACTGCAATCTGCACCGCAGGCCGCGATGGTCGCTTCCAGGCCCTATTCACCGTCCCTGAGCGGTACTGGGACAAAATGCGCAATCGCCGTGTCTTTGACACCGGCAAGGTTGACGCCGACGGCAAAGCCGAGAACCT